CAAAAGATGGTGCATTGGCCAGATTATCCTAATGATCCTAACCAGGCTTATGGATATAACGATTATACCATATCAAGACCTAAACCAAGTGGTGAACAAATCGATAGATGCGATCAGGCTCTTTTGTGGTTGATGTATCTTAATAAACAGCAGAAAGAATTAATATGGGCTAGAGCATCTAAGTTTAGTTGGAGAAAGATTGCTATGTTTTTAGGATGTAACAAAGATACTGCTAAACTTAAATGGACAGTTATATTGATGGAGTTGATAGAGAAACTACGAGATGAGTAAGTCAGTTAAGTGCATTAATTGTAAGGCCACCTATCATTTTGATGATAAGAAATGGCACAGTTTTATATGTGAGATATGTAAAACATTCATACATAATAAGGAAAAAAAAGGTGAGTGAAAAATTATTTTTTGTAACCACTAGACAACCTAGACAAAATATGGGTATCTTTTTTATATACTGCATATCCTATTGTTTAATGTTCTTTTTCCTAACCAACATCGCAACAGTAAGATAGGCAGTTTTTTATTATGAGAAACAATCAAGCTAAACCAGGAATTAATTGGGCTGAAATACAGGCAAGGTTCAATGATGGTGAGTCAGCTTATTCATTAGCAAATGATTATGATGTATCAAGACAATCTATTACTAAGAGGGCTAGTAAGGAAGGTTGGGGTGGTGTTCAACATAAAGTTAAGTTGGCAAGGAAAGTAGTTCAAGCGACAACTCAAGCGACAACCAATGAGGATAAAGAACGACATACGACAACCATTGCGACAACTAAGCCGTTGCATGTAAAGAAGTTTGGTAAGGATACTATTGAGGTAAGAGAAGCAATCCTAGCATTACTAAGGGATGGGAATCCTAAGATGATAGCAGCACAGGCAAGTGGTGTAAGTTATGATAGCTTTAATCGGTGGGTTCAAAGAGATCAACATTTTGCTAGTTTGGTACGTGAAGCCGAAAGCGTGGCTGTAGTTTCTAGGCTGCAAAACATCTCAAAGGCAGGTAAAAGAGGTGATTGGAAAGCTGATAGTTGGTATTTAGAACGTACTCAACGTGAGATATTTGGCAATAACGATAATAAAAACAATGCTTTAGCAGTACAGATAAATATACACAGAGACAACCAGGTAGAGACAGTTGATGTTAGTACGACAGGTGCTAAACCTGTTACACTAGACGATTAAACTGTTGGTCAGCAACGATTACAGAATAGCCACAGACTATTACAGACTATTTCAATAAAATATAGCCCCCTATGGCAAGCCCCATAGCTAGGCTTTTTGCGAAGACGAAGACGATATGTAAACACGCACCCACGCACCAAAAAAATAAAACCACTTGGTTGTCGTAAACCAAAAACAAAAATTACAGGTTGTCGTCAACCATAGGTAACCAAATGGCCAAGAAGCTAATAAAACTAGATTACGACCCACAACCTAAACAGGCATTATTGCACAAGTGTAAAGCCAAGCAGATATTGTTTGGTGGGGCAGCAGGTGGTGGTAAGAGTCACAGTGGTCGTTGGGATATAATAGGTTTCTGTTTAGAGAATCCTGGTTTAAATGCTTTTGTTTTTAGAAGATCATTACCAGAACTAGATGGTAACCACATACAACCAATGAAGAAAGAATTGCCACAGGAACTTGGTAATTACAATGAAACCAGAAAAAGGTATGAATTTTACAACGGCAGCACAATAACCTTTCAGTATATGGAAAGAGATAGTGACGCAGATCGTATTCAAGGCCAAGAAATACATATAGCCTTAATCGATGAAGCAGGTCAGTTTAATGCGTATCAGCTAGGATATATTAAGAGTCGTATGAGGTTGGGATCATTTCAGCCAGTACAGAAAGATTATTTACCACGATTAGTTATGACGGCTAATCCAGGAGGACAAAGCCACAATTTCTTAAAAGCGTTATACATTGATCCATCGCCTAGTGAGACTTATTTTTACGATCATACGATGCGTGATCCTAACAATCCAAAGGATAAGGGTTGGTTGTCGATGTATATACCTGCCAAGATGACTGACAATAAATATATTGATCCCTCATATGCGAGTTCATTTAGTGGTTTGCCAGAGGAGTTAGGCAGGGCGTTAAGGGAAGGTGATTGGGATTTAGTTGTTGGCTCGTTTTTTGGTGATATTTGGAAACGTGATCTACACGTTATAAGACCATTTGACATACCAGATCATTGGACAAAGTTTAGGTCATTTGATTGGGGCAGTGCATCACCATTTAGTGTTGGTTGGTGGGCTGTGGCACAAGGGCATGAGACTATACCAGATGATGCATTGATTAGGTATCGTGAGTGGTATGGAGCAGCAGGGCCGAATAGGGGCTTGAGAATGACTGCTGAAGAAGTTGGAGCAGGTATTAGGGCAAGAGAAAGAGGTGATGGCAACATAGATTTCTCTGTTGGTGATCCAAGTATTTGGAAGTTTGATGGTGGGCCGAGTATAGGCGAAAGATTGAGTAAGTGTGGTGTTAGGTTTAGGCGTGCTGACAACTCTAGGGTTGCAGGTTGGGATCAGGTACGGCAAAGGTTGATGGGCGATGATGGAGTACCGATGATGTACTTTTTCAAGGATTGTGTAGATTCTATAAGGACATTACCAGTTTTGACCCATGACAAGCACCGAATGGAAGATATTAACACAACAGAAGAAGATCACGCAGCAGACGAAATTCGTTATGCAGCCATGAGTAGGCCGTTTACAAGACAAATGCCAGAGATTGACGAAGATATTTGGCGAAAGCCAACCATTGAGGAAATGATGAGTGGTTTAGATAACGCATCAAGACCAGGATCGTGGAGATTATAATTGGAATATGGATTTGACAGAGAACCAACTAAGAAAGCTGACAGGGCTGCTTATTGGAACGATCAGATAGTAAAGGCTAGACGTTTTGAGGAAAACTGGCGTGAACGTGCTACTGGTATAGTTCAAAGATATAGAGATGATAACGTCAATCGTTTTGAGCGTGAATCAAGAATGAATATTTTTCATTCTAATGTGAATACGTTAAAATCGGCTTTATATTTTAAAACACCAAAACCAAAGGTCAGTCGTAGGTTTAAGACTAATGATCCTATCGGTAAAACCATAGCTACAGTTATGGAACGTGGATTACAGTATCAGTTAGATGTATATGACTTTGATAGTGCTGTAAAACGTGCCATTGAGGATATGCTTATTGTTGGTCGTGGTGCTATAAGGATGAGGTATGATCCTGTTATTGTTACAGGTGATCCACAACGTATTCCTATTAAAGTTGAGCCTATTACTGGTATTGGCGAGGTTGCTCCTGGTCAAATGGGTGAGGTACAGGTTGCACAAAGATTGTTTGATCCAGAGGGTAATGAAGTTCAGCAGGAAGATGTTAAGCAAGATGTCAGAGGTATGTTTATTGAGGGTGATCCTGTTGAGGAAATAGGTGAGCAGTCAATTAGATGCGAGTATGTGAACTGGTCAGATTTAACTATATCACCTGCCAGGTGTTGGGATGATGTAAAGTGGATTGCTTTTAGGCATTTGCTTTCAAGGCAGGACTTAGTTGATTATTATGGATCGAAAGGTGAGCAGATACCTTTAACCTATAGATCAAGTGAAATGTCTGATTATCAGGATAATCCAGAACCAGATATGGCAGAGATTTATGAGATTTGGGATAAGAGATCAGGTAAGCAGATATTTGTTGCCACTACGTTTGATGAGGTATTAGAGGACTTTGACGATCCTTACAATTTAGATGGTTTTTGGCCTATGCCAGAGCCGTTATATGCAGTCTCCACTACCGACACTACCTTGCCTGTACCAGAGTTATTTATCTATGAAGATCAGTTATTTGAATTAGATTTAATTACACAAAGGATTGCAGCCTTAACTGAAGCCCTAAAAAGGCGTGGTGTTTACGATGCTAGTTTTTCAGAACTTATCAGATTAGCAGATGCAGAGGATAATGAATTTATTCCTGTTGATAATATGGCTATGTTACAGGCAGGTGGTGGTCTGGCTAATGTTATGCAAGAAGCCCCATTAGATAATTTAATAAAGGCAATAACAGCGTTATATCAGTCAAGACAGGTTGTTATTGACACAATATACGAACTAACTGGTATCTCGGATATAATGAGAGGTCAATCAGCTAGTCGTGAAACGGCTACTGCACAAAGGATTAAAGGTCAGTTTGGGGCTATGAGATTAGTCAACAGACAAAGAACGATTGAGAAGTTTTTAGATAAAATAATGACACTAAAGGCTGAATTGCTTGTAGAGAATTTAGAGCCTAGTTTATTAGAAAAGATGACTGCGATTGCCATTCCTCCAGAGGTCGTTGCAGTCATGCAAGATGATAGATTAAGAAGTTACAGAGTGTCGATAGATACAGAAGAATCTGCTGCCATAGATAGTGCAATGGAGCAAAAAACACGCACAGAATTTTTAACAGCTATGGTTCAATTTTTACAATCTGTAGGGCCATTAGTTAGTTCTGGTGCATTAGGGTTTGACCAGGCAAAACAAATGTTATTATTTGCTGCTAGGGCATTTCCTGGTGCAAGAGAATTAGAAGAAAGCCTAGAAGCTATAGAGCCACCACAACCACAGGCAAATCCTGCTGATAAGTTAGTGGAAGTTGAGGGTGCTAAAGTACAGGCACAGACAGAACAGGCTAAAGCTGATGCACAGGTTAAAATAGCAAGATTAGAACTTGATAGGCAAAAGACAGAAGCTGATGTTGCACTGAAGCAACAAAAACTAGAAATAGATGCAGCGAAAATCGTAACTGGCTAAAATGAATAACAGTGAAGCACTAGGCCGTATGGTTTGGCTTATGGGTCATTCTAGGCATCATGCTAGTTACAAGGTAAGTGATATTTACAGATTGATCTTACCTGCCATAGCTAATTATCAGTATCGTGTATGGGATGGTGATAATAACCCACAGGGTTTTATGATTTGGGCTTGGCTTACTGATGAAGCATCAAGTGAATATGAAAAAGGCAATAGCAACATAACTGGTCAGGATTTTGTCGGTGGCAATAATCTATGGATTGTAGAGGTTATTATGCCCTTTGGTAATGTTAGAGCCATGTTAAGTGAAAGCAGAAAATATCTCATTAGTCTTTATGGAAAAGGCACACAGATAAAATTCAGACGAACAAAGAATAACTTATTTAAAAAGGTGATTTTGTGATGGGTGATAGTCCTAGCAGCAATGATTCAGACGAATCCATAGAAGCACAAGAACGATTTGACGATCAACAAACTGGTAACTTTGGTGGTGGTAACACTAATGTAAGTGATCCAAGTGACTCTGGTGGGTTTGCAGGTGATACACCACAACAACAAGCCGTTTCAGCAGCAGTTTATGCAAGGCAACAACGTGATGTTGCTGACAAAGCTAGAAGGGGCGAAATTGAAGGTATAAATTTACAGCCTAGCACTCAAGATGTTCAAACTTTTGCAAGACAACAAGCTGACATAGATGAAAGAGGTTTTGATCCTACACAAGAACAGATTAATGTAGGGCCAGGAGATATATTTAATTTAAGAGAAAAAATTGCTGAAAACCTTAGACAAGGTGGCAAACCATCATTTGATGCTCAAGGTAATATTATTGGTGCTACAGGTTATGGCCCTGCTTTTGGTGGTATGGGTGTTTTATCTAGTATTTTACCTGATGTTACAACTTATACAGGGCTAAATGCAGGTAATCCATTTGGTGATTCAACAATCGGTGGCGATGATAATAATGAGCCAGAAATAATTAGAAGAAGAATGAGTGCTGAAACAGTACCCACAGAAAAAGAACTTGATCCTGTTTTATCTGACGATCTAGCTGTGAATTACTTGCAAAATCCTAATTTTTTATATTCTGGTATGGGTAATCTTTATCAGCCTTATGGTTATGCAAACAATACATTAGTTGATCTTTTAAAAACTAGGAATATGACACAACCACAACAA